TCACGAAAGAGGTTGTCCGCTATGCGCAACTCCCTGCCGATCGCCGCTGCACTCTCGATCCTGCTTGGCGCCTGCTCCACGACGCCGCCGCAACGGGCGAGCCTGCCGACCCCGCCCGCGTGGCTGCGGGGGCCGCCGCGCCCGTTGCGGACGCTGCCGCCCTCGAAGTCGTCGCTGGAAACTACGAAGCCTGCCGCGAGTACATCGAGCAGATCCGCGGCTGGCAGCGGTGGTGGGACGAGGTGAGCCGGTGATTGGAAATAGTGACATCGTTTCCTAGAAATGTCCGCACCCGCCCGGCACGCTGCCGGGCATGAAAGCTTACCCGCACCTTGCAGCGCGGATCTTCAACACCCCGCTGCTGATCCATCCGCAAAAGCTCGACGCGATCATCGCCGGCCTGGGCGGTCGCCTGATCGGTGCGGACACACCCCTGATTCACGTCGGAACCGAAGCCGCCACGCTGGCCGCTGACCTCTTCAGCACCAAGCGCGGCGCACGCGCCGAGAACCGCGGCTATCAGGTCAAGGACGGCGTGGCCGTGATCCGCGCATCCGGCGCGCTGGTGCATCGCTCCCGTCTGGACACCGACAGCAGCTACCTGCTGGGCTACAACGACCTGGCCGCCGACGTCGAAGACGCGATGGCCAACGCCGACGTCCACGCCGTGCTGCTCGAGATGGACTCGCCCGGCGGTGAAGCACAGGGCGCGTTCGAGCTCTCCGACCGCCTCTTCGATCTGCGCGGCAAGAAGCCGCTGTACGCGATCGCCGACAGCCTGGCCGCGTCCGCCGCGTACCTCGCCGGCTCCGCGGCCGATGAATTCCTGATCACCAACACCGGCTACGCGGGCTCGATCGGCGTCGTGATGCGCCACGTCGATTTCTCCGCCGCACTGGCCTCCGATGGCATCCGTGTTACGCACATCTTCGCGGGCGCGCACAAGGTCGACGGCAATCCCTACGAGCCGCTGCCGGCCGCCGTGCGTGACGACATGCAAGCCGAGATCGACGGCCTCTACACCCTCTTCGTAGATGCGGTCGCGCGCAACCGGCGCATGGACGCGCAGGCCGTGCGCAACACGCAGGCGCGCACCTTCCGGGGCGTGGCTGCCAAGGCTGCTGGTCTTGCCGATCGCATCAGCACCGTCGACGCCCTCATCACCGAATTGGCCGGGCAGCGCGCCCGGTCGTATCCAGTCGGGCAGTCCGCCCGCGCAACTGCTCAACCAGGAGAAACCCTTATGAGCGATCCCCAGAAGCCGGCGGGCACTACCGATCAGCCCGCCGCCGGCCTCACGCAGGCCGACCTCGACCGCGCGCGTACCGAAGGTGTGCAAGAAGGCGCCAGCGCCGAGCGCGCCCGCGTCTCCGCGATCCTTGGCCACGAGGCCGCATCGTGCTCGCCGCTCGCCCTGCAGTGCATCGGCACCGGCCTGACGATCGAGCAATCCACCGCGATCCTGGGCGCCGCACCGAAGGCTGCCGCACCGCAGCCGGCCGCGGCCGCCTCCGGCTTCGCTGCCGCGATGGCCGCCATCGGGAACCCGGACGTGTCGGGCCTCGACGGCAAGGGCGAACAGAACGACGAAGCGGCGCTCGCCGCTTCGATCCTCGCCGCCTTCCGCGCATAAGGAGCAACCCAGATGGACTACAAGACCAAGTTTGCGACCGAGGGCACGTACACCCCGGATCGCCTGATCGCCGGTAACGCGCACCTGTTGGTGGGCCGCAAGGTGACCATCAAGGCCGGCGCGAACCTCGTGCGCGGCGCGGTGCTGGGCACCATCAGCGCGGACGGCGCCGACAAGGGCAAGTGCAAGCTGTCCGCCTCCGCCGCCACCGATGGCAGCCAGACGCCGGACCTGATCCTGGCCGAAGACGCTGCCGCCGCATCCGCCGATGTGGTCGCGCTGGCCTATGCCCGCGGCGACTTCGCCACCCTCGCCCTGACGATCGGCGCCGGCCACACCGCCGCATCGATCACCGAAGGCCTGCGCGCCAAGGGCATCACCCTCATCACGGCGCAAGCCTAAGGAGAACCCGGAATGGACATCTTCACCACTGGCGTCCTGCGCCGCGTCGTCGCCGAGCTGCCGCCGCCGCAACCCTTCATCCTGAACTCGTTCTTCGCGCAGGAACAGCGCGAGACGGGCGAAGAGATCCACTTCGACGTCGACACCGGCCGCCGTCGCATCGCGCCGTTCGTTTCGCCGATCGTCGCCGGTCAGGTGGTCGCCTCGCGCGGCTTCCGCACCGACACCTTCAAGCCCGCGTACATCAAGGACAAGCGCGTCTTCGACGGCAACCGCCCCCTGAAGCGCGCGATGGGCGAGCGCATCGGCGGCGAACTGTCGCCGGCCGCGCGCATGCAGGCGATCATGGCCAGCGAGCTGCAGGACCAGCTCGACATGCTGACCCGCCGCATGGAGGTGATGGCGGTCGAGGCCCTGCGCACCGGCAAGGTGACCGTGACGGGCGAGCTGTACCCGACCGTCGAGGTGAACTTCGGCCGCGATGCCGCGCTCACCAAGGCCCTGACCCTGACCGCCCGTTGGGGCGAGTCCGGCGTGAGTCCGCTTGACGATGTGCAGGCGTGGTCGCTACTCGTGACCGAGAAGTCGGGCGCCACCGCGAACACCGTCATCATGGATCTGAAGGCGTGGCAGCTCTTCAGCGCCGACGCGAAGGTGCAGAAGCTGCTCGACCGCTTCCGCGGCGCCGACCAGCTGAACCCGACCGTCACCGGCGAGGGTGGCCGCTACATGGGCAACGTCGGCGACTTCGACATCTGGGTCTACACCGGCTGGTACGAGAACCCGACCAACGGCCAGCTGACCCCGTATCTGCCCGACCACACGGTGATCGTCACCGGCCCGAACCTCGAAGGCGTGCGCGCATTCGGTGCGATCCGCGACGAAGAGGCCGGCTTCCAGGCGCTGCCGTACTTCGCCAAGTCGTGGGTCGAGAAAGACCCGGCCGTGCGCTACCTGCTGATGCAGTCGGCGCCGCTGATGGTCCCGTACCGCGTCAATGCCGCGCTGTGCGCGACCGTGCGCTGATCGGGGAGGGTGACGACATGAAGCTGATTGCGCTCGTTACCCTCGTCACCCCCGGCGGGGAAATCCCGCCCGGCGGCGAGATCGACATCAAGGACGAAGCCGAGGCCGGCGCGCTGATCGAGCGCGGCTTTGCAGAGGCTGCGCCCGTCGAGCCCCCGAAGGCCAAGGCTGCCAAGTGACGCTGCTCGCCCCCTTCGCCGCGATCGAGGCACGCCTGGCGCAACAGACCAGTGCGATGCTCTCGAACGTGGTCGTCTATCCCGATGCCGCACCTATCTTCGTCGCCGAGTTTGATGCGATCGATGGTGACGCGCTCGACATGCTGCAGATGGCCGACATGCGCATCGAGTACCTGGCGAGCGCGGCGGATCTGAGCGAGGGGGCGCTGCTCACGATCAACAGCGTGCGCTATCAAGTCGTGGGCCTGCCGCAGCGCATCGGTCCGCACATGATGCGTGCGCAGCTGGCCGAGGTGCGCGAATGACCGCCTTCGGCGCCATCGCCACCGCGATCCGGGCGCATCTGACCGCCGCCCCGGCGCTGCTGCCAGCCGACCGCGTGATGATCAATCGCACCCTGCCGGTTAAGGCCTCCGGCGCCGCGATCGTCATCCGCCACCTACGCGCCCGCGGCGACGACCTCACCCTGGGTACTTACACCTGGGTGAGCGACTACGCCGTCGAGTGCTACGCCCGCGGCCCCGCGGGCACGAATCCAGCCGATGCGATCGACACCCTGCTGGCCGACACCTGGGGGCGCTTGGCGCTTTTCCGGGCGCCGGCCTTGGGCGTGATCGATGCGCGCCTGGAGCCCGAAATCCAGTGGCAGTACGAAGAGGGCGACGGCGTGTTCGCCGCCGCCACGGTGCTGCTGTCCGTGCGCCACCGCACGCTTGCAAGCCAGCTCGAATGGACACCGACATGAGCAACCCCACACCCACGCCCGAAGCGCTCCCCGAGGCGGGCGGCTCGTGGCTGCGCACGGCTGACGGCCGCATTGTGCGCGCCGAGCCTGAGCGCGCCGAGGTTTCCGCCGAAGTTGAGCCCCGGCAGACCATCAAGACAACGCCCGCCGCGAAGGAGTGACGAATGGCGATCAACCAAACCCAGCGCTTCATCCGCAAGACCCTGATCCTGGCGAAGGTCGAGACGCAATACGGTGTCGAGCCTACGTTCGCGGGATCGAACGCGCTCCTAGTTTCCAATGTGCAGCTGTCCTACGTTGCAGGCAATCAGCCGCGCGACGTGATCCGGCCGCACTTTGGCGCATCCGAAGAGGTCGCGGTCGGCGAGCACATGACGCTTTCGTTCGAAACCGAGCTTGCGCCCTCTGGCACCGCCGGTACAGCGCCGGCATGGGGTGCCCTGCTGCGCGGGTGCGGCATGGCGGAGACTATCACCGCGCCGACCAACGTCGTCTACAACCCGGTGTCTGTATCCTTCGAGTCGCTCGCCTTCAGCTATGTGCTCGACGGCGTGCGCTACAAGGTCGGTGGCGCGCGCGGCACGGTTGAGCTTGCGGTGAACGTGGGCGAGATTCCGCGCCTGCGCTGGAGCTTCACCTGCCTCTATGGCGGCGTCGCCGCGGCATCGCCGATCACGCCCGACTACGCGGCGCGGAAGATGCCCGAGGCGGTCAGCAACGCGAACAGCGCCGACATGACCCTGGGTGGCGCCTATGCCGCTGGCGCGGTGACCGGTGGCGAGGTCTATGCGTGCCGCGGCTTCACGCTGAGCCTGGGCAACAGCGTCGCCTTTCAGGAGGTGCTCGGCGCGCAGCGTGTGCTGATCACCGACCGGCAGGCGTCCGGGCAAATCACCTTCGATCTGAGCGCCGCCGACGAGGTGGCGTTCCGCTCCGGCGTATCGGCCGCGAGGGTGCAGTCCGCTTCGCTCGAGCACGGCACCGCCGCCGGCAAGAAGGCGCTGATCTGGATGCCGAAGATGCAGCTCACCAACCCGACTGTGGTCGACGTGGATGGCGTTGCGATGACGCAGTTCGACATGCGCATCATCCCCAGCGCCGGCAACGACGAACTGCTGATCATCTGCAAGTAAGGGAGGGCGCATGTTCAAGCTGCAACCGAGTCCGACCTTTTGGGCGCCTGTCGAGATTGCGCCGCCCGGCGAGGAGCCGGCGGCCGTCGAGGTCCAATTCCGCTGGCTGAAGATGGCCGACCAGGTTGAGTACGGCCGCAAGTTCCTGCGCCTGACGGTCGAGTCCACGAAGCTCAACGGCGAAGCGCAGATCAAGAAGATCGCCGCGCACATGGCCGAGGTGGTGGTCGATTGGAGGGGCTTCGAAAAGCCTTACTCGCTCGCCGCGCTCGAAGAGTACGTCGCCGCCTACGGACAGGTCTTCTTTTCCCCGGTGCTGCGCGCATTCCGTGACGGGTGCGAAGGAGCGCCGCGAAAAAACTGATTGAGATCGCGCGGACACTGGCCGGTCTGCGCGATACCCAAGAGGACCGGGACGAGATCGAAGGGGCCGCAGCGGCGTTCGGGATCAAGCCTGAAGCGCCGATCAGAAGCCCGGAGACCGAGGTCTATCCCGAGAACTGGCCGGCGCTGGAGTTGGTGTCGTCGCTTGAGACGCAGTGGCGCCACAGCATGGCCGGGCGCAGTGGTCTGATCTATGCCGAGGCATGGGCCTGGATGACCGAGGCGGGCGTCATTGAGCGCGAAGAGCGGATGAGCTTGATGCGTGCGGTTCAGGTGATCGAGCGCGAACTGCTGCGCATCTGGCGGGCGCAGCGCGAAAACAGAGCGGTGACATGAGCAACGACGTTCGGGTTCGAATCACAGGCGACGCCACAGGCATCAAGAAGGCCACGCGCGAGGCCAACCAAAGCCTCGCCGGGCTGGCCGATGGTGCAGCCAAGCTGGCCGCACCCCTGCAGTCGGTGTTCGCGGGCGTCTCGGCGGGCGTTTTCGCCGGCAAGCTGATCGCAGTGCAGCGCGAGTTCGATGTCCTGAACGCCTCGCTGGTGACCG